AAATAAAGAAAAGTTCCAGCAATTCCAAAGTTTTGTGGTTGTCTGTGATTGGTGAAGTCGCCAGGTGTGAGTAGATATCGATTGCTGTTTTTATATGTTTTTGTTGTAGTTGCTGATAGTGCATTTCCTTTTAGATCACCGTTTATTGCAGAGCTAAATGTTTTTGTTCCGGCTATTGTTTGATTGCCAGTATCATAAACTCCATTTGTTACTGATCCAGCATTGCCGGTAGTTGCTTGATTCCAAGTAGGCACTGCTCCAGTCAAACCTGTATATGGTACTTTGGAAGCTGTAGCAGCTGTCCCTGAAGTATCTTGTGTTCCTGCTTCGCTAACACCTGGCAAGCTTATACTGCTTAGTCCGTCAAACGTTACACCTCCTATTCTTCTGTTTCCAGCAATTTTATCTGCCACTCTGTTTTGTAATACTCTATTAGAATTAAGATGTCTTAAGCCGTTACCATCATTTGACATTCGCATGAAACCAATAGTTGTACCACCATCTCTAAATTCTATAGATCCTGTTGTTGTAATGATATGATCAAAAGAACCTGTACCTCCAGCTCCTGCAGACACATTACCTCCTGCTATAATTGATTGAGTGCAAAATATATCACCAGATGCTGATATACTACCAGATTCCAATGCAATATCAGAACCTTTGATTCTTACTTTTCCTGTTGCTATCAAGTTCGTTGTCAGAATATCTGAAGCTTCTATAGTATTCGTTGCGTAAATACTACCTGTGTTTATTGATACTTCAGATCCTATCGTTTTTATCCTGCCATATACTGTTACATCAGTGCCAAATATATTTTCACCTAATTGTGCACTGCAACTTATAGTATCTGCAATGACATTCTTTGCGGTCACTTTTCCTGTCGCTTTAAAGTCTGCTGCGCTTATTGACGCTGTAGTGTTGACATGCTGATCCATTGTCTCAACATATCCCCAATCATTTTCAGTGATTGTGTTATTATTCATCGTTTGTATCGATGTTAAATTTGATGCAGAAAATATAACACTTCCTGTTCCATCGAATATCGATGTACCATCTGTGTGTAATACTCTTTGATAAGTATCGTTTATATTAGAACCTGATAGATTTGGTAAAGCCATTACCTATCTCCTATTTTTTAGTTTTGTTTAATACTTTTATAACTTTCTCTATAACTGGTCTTTTGAGATTTTCTGTTATAGGATTTTTTTGTACGTATGTAGCTACTATATTGTTTAGCTTGTTCTTTTTTATGTGCAAGTTTTCTATATTGATATCTTCTTTTATTAGCATTTTAACTAAATTAAGAATATGTTGCTTTTCCGTAAGTGTAGCCTGTGATATAATATGTGCAGAACCTTTACGATTTTTTATCATTTTTTTATTTTGCGTTTTTACTTCAACTGTAACTGTTTTACTTGCTTGTACTTCGAACTTAGATTCCCAAGGAATGAAAAAAGTATCTTCAGCTATAACTTCTAGTCTTATAGATCCTTTAGTATTTTCTTCAATTAAACCTCTAAGTCGCTTAACTGGTATATTAACTTTTCCAGTATCAGAAATTGTGCCTTTGAACATTACGTCAAAGCCATCTGCTTCAACTACCAATCTAGCTTTAGACTTTTTTAATGACGCTCCTTGAAGTTTTATCTTTGCTTCAAAATTTTCTATTTTATCCGTGTATAATTTGTACATTTGTTTTTATCTCCTCAGCTATAATTTTAATGTCATCTAAATATAAATCAATCTTTTCAACTTCTTTATTTTCGTCGTAAATCTTGATTCCTTTCTTCCACATCAAAAGTCTGATTACTTGTTTTTGCTTCTTCTTATTTTTATCTTTCTTCTTCCAATTGCTCCAACTTCTGCCGTGGATCATTATATCAAAGACCTCACCCCATACAAGGTTTATGTATGTGCTAGATTCTTCAGTCCAATCGAATGAAGCTTGCTCCCATTGTATATCAGTTTCAGTTTTAGCCATATATAAATATCAATTTCTCATTTGTTTATTAAGCTAGAGTTAATACCACTTTCTCAGTACCAACTGAAAATGTTATTGTCCCTCCGCCTCTTTTGCCAGCTTCGTATTTTATTGAAATGCCGTTTAAAGATTCGACTAGTAAATTATTCTTTGCAGGATTATACTTAAGATCTGTGTCTGTTCTTAGCTGTTGAGTACCTGTTGCTGAGTCTACATATGTCAAGTAGTGATCAGCATTTTCATTGTCTGCTATTACTGTTGTTGATGTACCTACAGCCGCTGTTCCTGTTGTATCTTGATCACCTCTAGCATTAACACCTGGTAAGTCTATATTTCCCGATCCATCAAATGCAACACCTCCTATATTTTTAGCTGCTGCTAACTTAGTTGTTGTTGCTGAATTGCCGTCTACGTTACCTTTTACATTACCTGCAAGAGATCCTGTTATGTTAGGAGCTGTTAAACCACCTGTAAATGTTGCGTCAGTAAACATTGTAGCTTTGCTTTCATTTGTTACATTTCCTAAGCCAACGTTAGCTGCTGTTGTTCCAGATCTAATAGTTGAAGTAGAATCGTTATCGACATTCCCTAGACCTACAGTCGTTTTATTAGGCGAGGCCAATCTCCAACCTCCAGATCCAATAGAGTTTACACCAGGCTCTCCTGCAACATATAGCTTCATGCTATCATTTGTGTCGATCCACTGATCGTTTGTTGCCAATGAAGTTGGAATTGCATCTTGAAAGAATGTTGTAGTTGATTGACTAGCTCTTGTGTGTACAGTTGTTATTTCATCTACGGCAACTCCATTTATAGTACCTGTAAAATTACCTGATCTAATTGTGTTGTCGCTTGTGTTATCAACGTTCCCCAAACCAACATTTGCTTTTGTTGTTCCAGATCTAATAGTTGAAGTAGAGTCATTGTCAACACTTCCTAAACCAACATGTGCTTTTGTAACACCTGAAACAGTACCTGTAAATGTTGGATCTTTTATCTTTGCTGACGTTGCAACTTCAAAATCTTCGGTAGGGGTTTCAGTACCTATACCAACCTTTCCACTTGATGAAACATAGAATGCAACTTTATTTGATACTGCTCCTGCTGACTGTGTAGAAAATATCTTTAAATTCCCATCATCATCAAGATCTATTGCCATCGCAACTGAACCTGAATAAGGATCCCATGATGCTGTGACATTGGAAGTCTCCTCCGCGGAAGATGAAAATATAGAATTAGAGCCAATAGGAATTCCATGAGAGTTGGTGCCTGATTCTGTATAATATATTTGCGTTCCTGCAACTGCCGAGCTTGTGCCATAAAATGAGTGTGACGCTACCGAGCTTGATAGATAAGTTAAGTGCAGGCTTCCATTTCCTGAAATGACTCCAGATGCACTACCGCTTGCTATTAAATCAGGGTTACTTGATGACCACGCTGTCTGTATTTCTTGGAAGCTCGATGATAGGAATAGTATCGATGAGCCTGATACTACGGGTGTATATGTATTATGATTCGACATTGTTATTCTCCAACTTTTTTATTCTTTCACTTAACTGTTTTATAACTTCCTGTTGATCTTGAATAGATTTTATCATCATAGGTATTAGCTTGTCAGGTGCAACAGTCATAGGATCTTCGTCTACATTTCCATATTCATTTCCAAAAGCTGCTTCGGGATAAACTTCCTGTAGCTCTTGTGCTATAAAACCAGTCTCCTGAATACCTTCATCAATTATTTGTGCATTTTTATAATTAAAGTCTCTAACTTTAATTTTCATCAAATCACTGATTCCCCACTTGGTATCTTTTATATTAGTTTTTAGCCTTGCATCTGAAGAGTATTCAAAGACTACTGTATTCTGATATGAATTACAGTGTTTTCTAATACCACCTGAAAAGTTTTGTCTACCTGAAGGATAGTTATCGCTCTGTTCCCAGTGATAGAATGTAAGATAGTAAGCGTTTGCTAAACCTGATTTTCCAACAGTTTTTGAATAGAAAGTAGCAGTTTTTGGATCCATGTATGAAGATCCAACCATAGGGCCAGGTAGTACTGACATTCCAGCTGCACAAGTAGATGTTAATGCAGTTTTGAATTTGCCTTTAGTTGGAACCATAACACCTATAGGCACTGTTGATGTCATTATTTTAACACCGTGACCTGCTTGATCTCCAAGATCATAACAGGGAACATCGCCTTGATTAGCTGGAATTGGATTTGCAGTTGTGTTGAATATGGCAGCGTATTTCACATCCGCTGATTCTGCATTATAAATGTGTGCCCAGTTGTTAACCTGTAACCAAGTTTTCTCTGCGTATTGATGATAGTACTCTGCTGAGTATGAAGGGTAAAAATAATTTCGTGGTCCGTTACCTATTGTTGTTGGGCAATTCATATTCAAACCTGCATTAACAATATCGTATGTTGGATTCCACAACGCGTTACAGAATTCATATCCTGGTATAGCAACTGCAGTAGAAGTGCCTTCTCCGGAGCCACCGTATTCATGACTTGGATCGTGATTCCAAACTGTAGTACAGCCTGATGATGGATCTGCTGGGTCGCCTGCTGCGGCTGCAAAGTCCAGTGTTCCATCACCATCTTGATATGTTACGACTATATTTGTTTCTGTATTTCCAGTCACCATTTCACCTACTATGTCTTGTATGGCTTCTTTGTTGTACAGTCTTGTTTGAATAGTTTGAGTTCCTGGATTTACTACTACTGTCTGTGCAGTTGCTGATGCAAGTATTTCGGCATAACTAAAAGTAATATGGTCATTATTAACAACATCAAAAGATTGAGTACCTGTGGTGTCTTGGACTGTAAATGATGTCATATTACCAGTTCCGCCACCACCATCACTAGCTGATATTGTAATTATTTTTATTGTCGAATCAGAAGGATGTTCTGCATACGAAGTAGATACTCCGCCTGAGCCTGTAAATATAATTCTATCATTTGCAAATATAGATCCTGAAGATCCAACTGATGCTGGTCCATCACTTGCTGTAAAAAGAGCAACTGTACCATTAAGTTCGACAGTACCTGTAAATGAAGCTGTCTGTGTTACTTGCAAAAGATTTGTGTGTATGTGTGTAAATACTTGAGTAAATTCGTTTTGCCAAGGAACTTTTTCAACGACAGCGGTGTAGTTTGATATTTCTCCATAATCATTGTAGAACTCGAACTTAAAGTCAAGTGAATCATATACACCTACATTACATTTTACTGTAGGGAATATAACATCGAATGTTCCTGGAGTATATCCTTTTCTGTCCCAAGGTTTTATTGATATATCCCAGACGTGCCATATACCTGAATCTATTTTAAATCTTGGCATACCTGTTTCAGTACCGTCTGCTTTAAATATAAATTTGTAACCTACTTCTTTGAAGTCATCATGTAAATCGAATTCGACATGTTTCTTTCTAACTGATACATCTTCTATCTTACCTATATATTTACCATAGTCGTCAGTACCATCTGTAAATGCAGATCCTGTAATATATAGCTTCATGCTAGGTTCTACTATAGGATCTTGAGTAAGCTGAGTCCATGTGGGAACTAGTGTTTTTACAGAAACAGCTTTTAGTGATAATTCATACCACTGATCTTGATAGAATGATGCTGACTCTTTAGCCTTCAGCCACCAAAATGCAGTACCGTCAAGATCTAAAGCTTGGTTGTTGTCACCTATCATTAAGTTATCATTTACTGGTGGATTTTCACCAGCACCTCCTTGAGTATATATAGACATTGATGGAGCTTGAGTTCCTACACCTTCTGTTTCCCAATACTTTTCCAGTGTAGATATATCTGTACCAACGCCCCAAGTAGAAAAATCCCCAATAGGCATTCTGTGCTTTTGGTGATCTCTTCTATATAAAAGCTCCTGTGCCTCGAGTGCATTATCTGAAGCCATAACCCAATCGAATGGAGCTTGGTGGTTTTTCATATAACATTTTATTCGAGTTACATCACCTGTTAAAGGTTCTAGATTGTCGAACCTAACTTTCGCATAAGATGTTCTAAGATCTTCACCTTGAGATCCTGTTGGGGCTGATGTATAAGTTAATGGCATTTCAGCAAACATCAACTCGTAGTTTGATGCATCGAACTCAAAGTGTTCAAACTCTTGATATTGAGCCGTAGTAAGTCCTTGCCACGTTGTATGTGGAGAAGAAGTACGAGCTTCAAACGGAGACATTATCTCTAATATAGAAGTCATAAAACCACCTGGTATGAATGAACCACTACCATCATTTGCTTCTTCATCAAACAAACCATCACCTTGCTCTGTTTCTGCAAATACAGGGTTTGCTGAATAACCATTTATGCTACTAGGTCTAGGATTTTCAGGATATTTTATCATTAAGATACCACCTTGCATATCAGGTGTAAATCCTCCAAAGTCTAATATATTACCTGAGTTTCCATCGTGTGCTGTTACGAAAAATTTGTCTCCACTCTTTCGATATGACATTTTAGTATTAGTATTTACTGATGATGAAAGTACATAGCTTGATGTTTCATTTCCTGTCCAACCTATTGATGATGATAGCTCTTGATTAAAACCTAAGTTATAAAATGGGTGTGATACTTCTTCTATAGATATTTGTGGTCTGTTTGAATCATTGTATATAATTTGAGATTTATTAGGCTGATGAGGTTTTGCTGTAAAAACTCTAGTCCATTTCATGTTGGATCTGTTTCTCCAATCATTAGGAATTCTTGTCCCATCAGGTGCTACTCGTGCAGTACCTATAATTGTAAGTATCATATCTCCCGCAGGAGTTTGAGGTGTTATGTCTAAAGATATAACTCGTTCATGAGCATCGTTGTTTAAATCATAAATCTGAGTCTTTACAAGATCTCCTGCTGCATCGACTGCTTCTATTAAAAGCTCTGTCCCTACCTGCATCGTATCTGAATTACCTCTTATTGCAATTAGATTTTTACCTGCGTGTAAGTTAAAAGACGGATCGTAATCTAATCTAAAATAGTCACCTGACTTATCGTCAAAATCATCAAAGTATACTTCTCTATTATATAAATCTTGAAAAAAGTACTGACCTTGTAAAGTCTCAATCTGAAGTCTTTCGACTACGTTTCTTCTATTTCTACTACTCGCTCTTGGCATGCTATTCTCCTATTATATATAAATATCAGCTACTGAACAATAACGTTGCTTAAACCTTTGTTGACGTTAATTTCTACAAGTCCATCAACCATGTCTTTCATTATATCTATATGAGATATTATCATTACAAAATCAAATTCTACTTTCAGATAATCAAACAGCATAGAAAGCGAGTTTAGATTATCTGAGTCAAGATTTCCAAATCCTTCATCGACTGACAAGAAATTAGGTCTTGGCAAATTAGATATCTTAATTAGTGCAACTCTTATTGCTAGAGATGATATAAATTTTTCCATACCAGAAGTAAGCTCTAATGGCCATTTATTGTCATCGCTATATTTTATATAACTTAATATGTTTTTACCATCAACATCGAATTCGATTTCAAACTCTACTATCTGAGAAAGAGTGTTGTTTATTTCCTCTTCCAAATAAGGCAGCGTTTGAGCTATAATCTCATAAGGTATACCGTCTCTCTTAATAGCATCTAAATAATACTCGTATGATTTAAGTTTTAATTCTAGTTCATGAGCTTCGGTTATAGTGTTTTTTATATGAGATATATTCTGATCAGTTATTGTTACGTTGCTATATGCCTTCTGAAGGTTAGACTGAACAACATCCAATTCTACCTTTATTGATGACTTCTCTATTTCTAATGTATCTATAGCTTTGTTAATGCGCTCATTGTTCTTTATAAATTCAACATTGCTATGGTACTTCTCGATATCACGTATAACACCCTTTAGTTCAGTTTTCTTTGCGCGTAGGTTGGACTTTCTTTCAAGTGATTTGATTCTTATTTCCGATTCATATTGGGAAATTGTCAACTTTTCTGATTGTAGCTTATTATGTATATCTATTAGGTTATTTACATCTAGATAGCCTTTTAGTACATCATCTGATATTGTTTTGTCGTTTAATAACTTCTTAACAATTACCTTTTCTTCTATCAATTCTATCTTAGCTTTGTCTGCAGCTTTAACAAATTCATTGTTGCAGCAGTAATTACAATTAGGGTCATATTCGTGTGTGTCCAACTTAGATATTAAATCAAGCTTGTTTCTAACGCTAACTTTCTTGATTTCTATAGACTGCTCGAGACCTATATTGTTTTGCTTCTCAACATTAAGTAATTCAAGTCTGTTATTCAAGGAATTTATATCTATTTTTGAAAGCTTACTGTTTATATCAACATACTTCTTTTTATTGTCTTTTGTATAATTTCGATACTTGTCTAATTTGTAATTGTGCACTTCAATATCTTTTTCTATTCTAGATTTTACACCTTCTAGCTTGTCGATATCATTTTCTACTTTTATATTCTTTAGCTCTTTAGTCTTATGCTTTATACTGTCTTCTTTGTTTCCATACTTTTTTTGTATTTCGTTTTTATCATTTTCAAAATCCTTGTATACTTCTTTGAAGTTGCCAAGCTTCTCTTCTTCTTCGATAAGTTGTTCCGCATAATCTGTCTTTCCAAAGTTCTTTAATAGTATCTGAACCTCTTTTATTTCTTCGTTTGCTAAATGATATAACTCTTCAAATACAGTTATGTCTAAAAACTGCGATAGTAAATCTTTCTTCTCAACTTGTGACTGATCTATAAATCCTGTGTTATTGTTTTGAACTGACATTGATGTTAGTACAAAGTCATTGTAAAAACCTAGATAACCTCTTATGTTTTTATCTGTCTGAGTTCTTTGCTCACCGTTTAAATATATTATATTGTCATCTTCACCTATCATCCAAAATTGAACGTCAACTCTTACGTGACCTGATTTTTCTTTCTTACCTTTCCGCTCGATGAAATAATCAACTCCATCTATTTCAAAATTTAATTTAGAGTAGAAAGATTTCTTTTTATTGTTAAGCACATCTGATGCTGATTTTGTTCTTGAGCATTTATGGAATATGTTAAACATAAGAGCATCTAGTATTGCAGACTTGCCTGAGTGGTTAGGTGCAAAAATACCTACAACATCTCTAAGTTTTGTAAAGTCTATAGAGTTGTTTTCACCATAGCTAAACATATTTGAAAATTCAAATTTCTTAGGGAGCCAATTAACTCCACGTGATATTTCTATATTTTTTAAATTCTTATTTAGCTCAGTGTTTATATTTTTAATACGCCTTATAGTTTCGTCATCAGCTGGATGGTTTGTTCCAATATATTCTTCTAGTAATTCGTTTTGATATTGAACATTTCTTATATCTCTAGTTACAGATCGAGGTGTTTTATTTTGAGCATCAAGCTTATCGCTTTTTATGATAACAATATCTTTAGTCGTGCATTTACTTTTAATTTCTTTTATAACATCTTTTAATTGAGCTTGAGTTGTATTAGAAGTCTTTATTCTTACTCTAGGATATTTAGGTATATCATCAATGTTGGGGAGTGTTCCTGAATCTACTGCTACTGTATAAAAACCATGCACATTTTCAAAGTTTTTAAATGAAGCTACTCTTGTTTCAACATCCCATATTGCACAGCCGTGGTTGTCGAAAGCCTCTCCAAAGTTTTGTTGTATCAAAGATCCTACTTGTAGTATTGTTTTATTTTTATCATAAAACTGACGCTTGTGTATATCACCTAGCATCACCATATCATATCCCTTAAACATTGATATTTTCAAGTTGTCGCTTTCTACTTTATATCCTGCATCTGTATATGACATATCAAGAGCTCCGTGAAAAAGAGCAACCTTTGTCTTTGCTTTAAAAGAACTTGATTTTATAAATGTTGTTGGGTCATCAAATATACTGAATACGGTAAAGTGTGTACCTGCTATTTCGTGCACAGCTGAGTCCTTTAAGTAATGTAGCTGTGGGTGGTTTAAAGATTCTATCATCGGTGTTAACGAATCAAGTCTAGATGAGTTATTTAAGTTTGCATCATGATTACCTGTAATAACTATTGTGTGTCTTCTATCTGCTAAATTCTTAAAGAATTCTGTTGTTAAATCTATAAGCTCAGGTGATATATCAGTCTTGCTATGTACAACATCACCACCTACATACACTATAGAGTTTTTAGGTAAAGCGTCTACTTCTTTATAGAGCTGCCTAAATACTTTCCTGTATTCTTTGTGTCTTTGATAATTTCTTATATGTATATCAGCAACGTGTAATACTTTTTCTAATTTTTCAAATCCTACATCTATTTTGTTAAAGTCCAAATTTCATCTCCACTATTTTTCTCAAATCAAGAATTTCTGTACTACTTATTAACTTGTTTATTTTATCTTTCCCCATTTCGTTAGGGTCTGTATCGATTGGTATGTCTATCATTCTTACGTCTATTCCTTCTGACAACAATGACTCTGAAAGTTCTAATGCTTCCTTTCTAGCATCGTTGTCAAGTACAATGTTAACTCTGCTAACTGATTCGTCTTTTAATTTCTGCTTTAACGCTTTAGGTAAAAACTTTCCAAATATAGGAATGGTATTCTCACCTATTGTCATTGCATCAAATACACCTTCACATATGTTAACGCTTTCTTTCCAATTTATTAAAAGCTCAAAGCCTATTATATCCTTTGATACTTTTGGATTTTTGTGTTTAAAGTCTGATTCATAATATGATCTGCCTACAAAATAATTAAGTACGCCATCTTTATCATAGCTAGGAATTATAATCATTCCTGAATATGGTCCAGCTTCACAATAACCTATATTATGCCTAAGTACATCTATCTTACTTAAGCCTCGAGACTTTAAGTACTTAGCAGCATTTCTAAATTCAGGACTATTGATTGATCCGTTTATCATAGGTGTAAATTCTAGTGGAAGTGAAACATGTTCTTTCTCATCTTTTTTAGTAAAAGTTTTTATTTTTGAAAGACGTTTAAGAATAGGTATTTTGTCATACGCTTTCATTTTCTTAAATACGCGTTCCAAACCTATACCTTTGACTCCGCACACCCAACAGTGCCATTTTTCAGTTTGAGTGTTTATAACAAGCTTCATTTTGTGATGGTCGCAATAAGGACACGAAAACGTAGATTCATTACCACTAGTCTTTGACCTACCTAGTATACCTTCTAATAAGTTTATAAGTTGTCTGTTCTTCATAGATCTAATATAACAAATTATTCCGATATATTATAATTTTAACTCGTTTATTTGCTTTTCAGTTTTTGATGTGAACTTTACTTTTGCAAATCTTCTAGGGCCTATACAATCATTGTAGTATTCTTTTTTTATCGATACGTGATATCTATGATGTATGTTTTCTTCCAAGTAATTTACTTGACCTTTAGTCTCTCCCATTATCAGTATTTCAAAACTAAAATTTTGCTTACCTAACTTTATAATATCTGCGTTGAGTTGTTTTGAAGATCCTGTATAATCTCTCCAATTTGAATCTTTTCTTATAACCTTGCGTCGCTTTTTGCCTTTTACTTTTACTCTGCGTGTAGTACCAAAGTATTTTCTACCGATGTATTTTTTGTCTGATTTTAAATTTGTAATTAAATAAACGAATCCAAAATAACCTTCAGGTGCTTCATCGACACTTGTGTCTTTATATAACCAGTGACTCATAAGTCTCTCCTTTTATGTATCAAATCTAACTATAAAGGTAGTATCATAATCTTCGGATTTTTTAATTGCCCGTGATAGCTTACCTATAGCTAGTAGTCTTGCATGTTCATCATATAAACCTATTGTTGTTATATATGGAGACCATGACGATTGTGTTACGTAGTGCTTTAATGTACCTAGTTTTGAGTCATCAACAATTGTTGGATTCATAGTGTACATATACTCTCTTTCTTTCAAGTGTACTGAGTATTCATGTTCAAGTATCTGGTGTGAGTTCTCCATTGAAAAAGTGCATTGGCCTAACATTGGAGTTGGATCATGAGTTGACGGTGCCGTTATACCTTGTCTATATCTAAAGTCTTCACTAGTTATTGTAACGATTCCATGATTATAAAATACGTTGCCAACGAAATTAGTCATCCTACCTTTTGTTGCAACATAGTAAGATACTTCAGCTGGTGTAAATGCAGTATTGTATATATTGAAATTACTTATGCCACCTTGCCAATTAGCTCGATTTTCCATTGTTGCTTTCTGGAATGTGTTACCTGTGCCTGTTGTGCTAGATACTTGATATTGACCTCCCCATTGTCTAGTACAGCCAATAGTTATAGGAGCTTTGTTATGTATATTACCTGAAGGTATTGTTCCTGAATCTTCTAAATGGCCATCAATATACATAGAAAAAGTGTCGCCATCTTTTACCAATGCTACATCCCACCACTTGTTACCTGAGCCTGTAACAGATCCTGTGCTGTTGAGTTTTACAAAACCAGATCCTGCTTTTATTTGAGCTTGTAAATGGCCTGGTGTTCCAAAATCTCCACCGGGTGAGTGATTTGATACTTGTCGCAATGAAAATGGATATCCTCCAGCGCCAGCAGATTTATAATCTTGCTTGTGCATAATAAACAAATGGTTATAATTATGTAAACCATCATCATATGTTGGCTGGACTGCAGAGCATGATATTCTCATTGCTACTGTATAATCTTCGTTTCTTCTTAAATCTAAATTTTGAGTTGCAGAAATTTGTATGAAACTGTTTTTTAATTCATTTGATCTATCAACCACTGTTGTTTGTTCAATACCGTCTAGTTCTATATATGCTCCTTCGCTAGATCCTACAGATGATATGGGATCGAGCTTAGCAGTAGCATTGTACATTTCAATTCTGTTTGTCCATCTTGATCTATCAAAAAATCTTACATCATTTCTTATATTGAATTTATCTCCACCATATTTCTGCTGATATAGATTGTGAGAATTTATACTATTTGCTGTTATCTTATTTCCTGATTGGTTATATAATCCAGAAAAGTTAAGAGTCAGTAAGCTCTTTGAAACATAACTTTCATACCCACCAGCCAAAACAGATCCACTATCTACAGATCCTGTTATGTCGATATCATATAAGTTTCCAAAGCCATCATCACGTAAAGTTATTCTACTTCCTAAACTTCCTGATTGTATTTTTACAGTACCTTTATTTATGCTGTCGCCCATTATTCTTTGTGGTACTGATAATACCTGAGCAGTGCTATTTAATTCTCTATACTCTTTATCATAACCGCTGTTATCTAAAGTGTAGCAAGGGTCATCAGGGTTTGTATAATACATACCTTGAACTGAACCATGTATAGATCTTTTGAAATAGTTATTTGTAGTTCTTAAGTGGCCAGAATGACTTGTCTGTCCTTGATATTTGCCAAACTCGTCAGGGAAGAAGTCTCCTTTTTCAAAAGCTGCTTCGTATACGTATATGTCTAAATCGACAACTTTCTCTTCCAAAGGTGCGGAAGACGTTAAAGGATGATTGAAAATCCTTGATTGCTCGTAATACGGTTCATAATAACTGCCTGTGAAGTCTTCGATGTAAACAAGATACTCCTTGTGAGCATCATAGGGAGTAATTTGTATTTCGTCACCTCTAAATGTTTTAAATGTGGTGGCCATACCTTATCCCTTTATTAAAATTCTAGTTTAACTCTTATCAACGCCTCTCTTGTAAATGATTTTAACAATGGCTTGCTTAACTTTGCTATCGCTAATAATTCATTTCTGTCGTTATACATACCGACCGTTGTTATATAAACCTTAGGGTCTCTATACATTGATGGATGTGAAAACTCTCCTTGAGAACCAGATGTAAATGAAGGGTTATTACTATAGTTATATTCGTTATTTTTTAATCGTATGAAGTAATGAGTTGAATATATTCTTTCAGCACTCCTTGCTGCGAATTTAGCTACGTTTGCTGAGCCAGTAAAAGCTTGCACCAAATGGCCAATCTGAGGATTAACATTAGTACTGTTAACATCATTTGTTCCACCAGGACACCAGCAATAGTTTACTTCAGGTGGCATACCTAATTGGCGTGCTGATAGCATTATAACTCCCATGTCTGGATATATCCAACCAAATTGAGTTGCTGATGCATTTGAAGATCCTTGAGAGCCAGTTATAACTTTATATAGTGCTCCACTATCTCCTAACTTAGGACTTGTTACTGCTGAGTCATCTGTTAAAGTAAACATTGCTCCAGCTCCAGCTATTGCATTGTTTGTAAATGCTGAAGAAGAAATTGTCACTTCCCAGTTACCTGGGTCAATTCTTTCTTTAAACCTTTGTCTGTTTATGTTTATAAATACAGAGCCTGTTTCTGTGAATGTTGTATTGGATGCTGCATCTGTGATTGTGAAAAAATCATCGCCAGGAGCTAACAGTAAATTTCTATACTGTTGATATATTGCTTTTGTTGGTGTCATACCTTCAGAAGAGTATTCTGATATTGGTGCAGATCCAGATCCGTTTGAGTTACCGTATGCTATAGCGAACTGAGGTTCTGCTGATGCAGTTAACTGTGGTTCATCTCTATATAATTCTGCGTAATATAAACCAGAAGCAGCCATCTGAACAGATGAGGTATATAATTCATTTGATACATCTAACAATTCACCATCGTTGTTTGACCACATAGCTGCTGTTATAGTATCTGCCTTTGCGTTCTGTACAATGTCTTCGTTTGTGAACCTGTTGTATATCGGTTGGATCACTCGTCTTCTAACAGGAGAAGTCGGCCGTCTATTTCCCCTACCTACTCTCGTAGAATAGTTCCTTGACAGAGCGTTATTCTTGTTGAATTTTTTACTATAATTACCTTTTGCCATTTCTTTTTTCTCCTATTTCTTACATACTTGGTTGATCGTAGTAATAATCTTCAACTAAGTTTGTAGCTGTTGATTCTTTCTTAACAGTTACGTTTATTGTAACGTATCCACCAGTTTCATTACCTATCAATGTAAGAGTTGTCGTTTTGTCTTCAATTGGTTGAGCCTTTGCAACGACTTCAAATCTTGTTCCTGTTACCGTAATTGAATTACCTGTATCTCCAATAAAGTCAGCAATTGTTGGATTGTATCCACTAGATATTCTTCCACCACTTGCAACGTTTAAATAACATACATCTGAATCAGCAAGTACAGCAGTGTAGCCGTATGTACTGTTTCCGTTTGCATAGTTTGCTGTGTTAGGTGTTATTGGAGCTTTATCACCACCAGAAAGTAGTGTTATGTCCGTAACACCAACTGTTACAGTAGGCATTCTCGAAATGTTTTTAGGAAGAGTTACCAATTTATGTTTCATTACATAAGTCTCGTTTGGTACAGCTTCTACTAATGGCATTGCTTCAATAGCCTGTCCGTAGTAATTAGAACCTAGTTGATGATTAACATCCCATAATCCATAATCAACTTCGTCATCTGCTAATGCGAATTGCGTTATCTTAAATTGTTCAGAGCCCTTTGCAAGTAGCTCTCGGCCCTTTTTCGTTAAAATTGCATCGACCGTTATTGTTGTTTTATCTAAATATCCCATGTGTTATTCCCACTATTTATTTCTTTAATATAAATATACGTTTAATTTATTTTTATACACCTCTAGTCATTGTTTGTCCTGTTGCAACAATGTCACCACCATCGGCTGTTCTATTTGCTATCATTATTCTATTAGGAGAAGTGTCTGTGAATTCTACAACCGGTCCACCATCAACAGTGGTCAACACAGGCATATTAAAGTCAGAACCAACAAGCTTACAACCTCCATGATATAAATTGTTTTGTGCATGAGTTCTATAGTCTGATACTTCAGCTCGTTCATAACTTCTACTAACAGGTCTTATACCTGATCTGTACCAGCCGTTAGACAATTCTGCTGGGGACCAACCACTCATACTAACAGCTGACGTTGGGTGGTTACCTGTACTAGCACTATTGTGCATATTGTTTTTTGGTGAAAAGTAATAAAACTTTTCTTTTAAATACTTCCTTGACATCCTACCTCTATAGTAATTTGGTATAACTCCAAAGTCTTCACCAAAGAATTTATCGTGCAGAGGGTTAGGTCCAGAAGCTTGTTTATGTGCAGCTTTTCTAGGTACATTATTTTTTAATTTCTGATTAACTTTGAATGCTGTCGTAGGACTTATTGTTCCATGTGACTCTGTACTCTGTCTATCTACAAGGTGTTCTATTTCCCAATGACTTAACGAGCTTATTGTCTGGTTTTGGAAAAATTCAAAATTGTTTTCATATGTTGCAGATGATTGCTGTTGGTATGCTGCTGGAGTTTGGTACATCTGACCTTGTACATAAGAACCACTTGATGGGTGTGTCCATGTCCAAGCATGTAAATATCTCCATATATATCTTGCACCATTATCTTCAAGGTCGTGGCCGTGATGAGTTCTAGTATCTAAGAAAACTACCAGCTCACCTTCAGATTGCTCTGTATATAATTTGTTATCTATAAATGAATTGCTTGCATAAGTCATGAAGCGTGTGTGTGCGTTCAATGCCTGAGTACCTGCTTGTACGTGACCTGATTCCCATTTATTAGAAAGAGGATTAAACCATTGGTGCATAGGACCACCTAGTACAGTTGTGTTAGCTTTAACATGATAATTACTTGCATCTAGTGTTCCTGCTATATCGTGGTAAAATCTTTCAGCGACAGGTTGTTTTAGTTTAGGTCGCTCTAACATATTAGGTTTTACAAGCAAACCTATTTGAGCATTACATCTTGCTGGTACTATCTGTTCTATTTGTTTGAACAGTGTGTGATCTAAATGACGGAGTATTTTTATATAATCATAAAAGTCATAAGGATTTTGGTGCTTATACCAATAGTGATTTCTTAGAACTCTTAATCTTTTATACTCATCATCTCTATAATCTAAAGGATTACCTACGAAGTTATCAAATCTTGCACCACCAAGTTCTCTAGCAATATCTATGTCTATTTCAAATGAAGGAGCGAAGTATACACCAAGTCTATTAGAATCTAGTGGTGACTTATCGTATTGGCTACGTTCAACTTTTCTTTCGTTAGTAAGCCTACCTGTTAATGTCGATGACTCTATTCTTGTTTTGTCTGATAATTCTTTTGTTCCTACCAAATCTGGCATTGGTGTGAAATATCTTTCTTCTTCAGTTGGCCAATCGATTGATAGATCCATTCCAAAAGCTACTGGCGTATAATTCAAATGATCTATAGTACCTGCAGAATAGGGATCTGGTAGTCTCCATGCACTTGGTGCAGATGAGCTCATAAAAGGAAGATTTGCATTTGCCGGGATCCATGATTGAGAATATCTGTTAAGATCTGCACCTAATGACCAGCGGCCTATTAGTTGGTTGTATGAACCTGTTGCTCCAACACCTTCAATCTGTTGAGGGTCGCGAGTATGATTATGAAATGATTCTAAAGAATTCCATTCATCTAATGTTGTTTGATCTTCATAAGGAAACATCCAATATCTAAATTCTTGCATTGAGCCAGAAAATCTAGCATAATTCGTGTCTGCTTGATTACCACCTAGTCTTGCTGTAAGTGATTTGTTCCAGTCATTTGAATTACCTCCGTCTTGACCTTGAACAAACACTGATGAAGTATGCGTCACTCTTGCACCACCGTGATCAGGTGATTTTGCAATAGACACCTTGAATGTTTGGGACGCACCGTTGTATGAAGCAGTAACTCTAGACGCTACTACGTTCCACCAATCATTATCATATATTGGCATCCAGTCTGTATACATTATAGGGTCACCTGATACACCTGAATTTATATCTGCAACTACTGCTCCAAAATTGTAATAACCTGAAGCTGGATTTGTAGCTTGAGGGTGAGGACATATACCAAAGTGTATTTCACTTCCTAATGAAAGAAGTGATTGTGAAGTTGGTGTCCAAGTATTGAATCTTAGTTCTATTGCATCAGGCGTTCTGTTTGTTGTACCGTCATAAGGATGGTTTGTTACTTTTTTCCAAGCACCTTGTACAAATGATGATCCTGTAAATTCCAGTGAATAGCTAAACTTATCATACTTTACAAATGATCCTGTTTTTCTACTTTTTCTTGGGCCTCCATATTCAAATACTCTTAAAAGAGTTGGGGGTAAACCATAGGTTGCTATCAATGCCTTTATACCTCGTTCACTTCCTTTTGTCTTAAGAAGATGAGGTATATTGTTTAGCATTCTCTTCCAAGTTTCTCTAGACATTTCTTCTCTAGATATAGAACCTGATTTTAAAGTAGGTGAGGCCAGTATTATTTGTGAACTACCTGTTACGTTAACAGATGCAGGTGTTCCTGTTGCAAAGCCTGTTACGATAGCGCCTGTGACTATAGGTACGGCTGCATTGGTTCCAATTGTACCTGTTAGTATTACGCTTTTATTATCATCGTCTTTAACTTTAACTTCGACAGCGCCATCTGCTACAGGACCTATCTGTTGAGTTGATTGGCCTGTTGTCCAAGAATATGTGTATGGAGGTTTTCCAGAATGGTGAACTACTTTTGCAAAACCATCGTTTAAACCAGCATTAGATTCGTTTGTTATTATTAGCTGTGCACTTATATTGTTATTCTCCATAGAATAATTTGCTTCAGCATCTGTACCTAGTGCGTATTCCCAAAGATCATTAAAATGGAAGCCTTGAAAAGATTCCCAGCCAAATGATGCTAATACATTATATATAACATCTTTTGATATACCATCATAAAGAGGATTTTCTCTACTGTTTATATCTGACGAATGTGAAAGATAAGTCCATACTTCATCGAAGTGATGGCCGGTCATATTTACAAATGTAATATAATTCTGATTGTCTTCATCTTCTCTTATGTGAAACGGTATTGTATTTTCTAAGTTGTGTTCGTTGATTACGACATCATATTCTAAAGCTACGTTTGATTGAGATGTGAACCAAGCAACTCCTTCAGTTGAATCTACTGTCGCTATACCATAAGGTAAGCTATCTGTTGTCTTAGGCCAAGTTGTATCAGGGTATACACCTAGCGAGTTTGAAACATATGAAGAAGTTTCATAGTATAGATAATTTTCATATCCATCAAATCCATTCTTTATGTCTTCAATCTTAGATTCCCACTCTGTTTCATTTGCTTTTGTTATAACAGATTTACTGTATTCAGGTATTGAATCTATTGTTGCAAGTGATGAGCTGTACGCTTCTAAAAGTCTAAGCTTATATTTAAAGTTTTCTAATCTTTCTTTTGCTGAACTAAAATGTACAAATTGATTATAGTTTCTATAATCTACATTTAGTTGGGCTTGAGAGTCTGACCCTGAAACATATTTATTCAATAGCTTCTGTCTGTTGTCTTTGTTATAGCCTAGAACAGAATCCCAAGTTTCAAATGTCGAAGGTGTTATAGATTTCTTTATTTTTAATTCGAAGTTTGGTCCTGGTATAAATCTTCCGACACCTTCTGCTTCTGCTGGTACAAGCTTTATTCGATAGAATGCTGTCGCAGCCATTTCTTTTACTACCCAAAGCTTGTCCTTAACTTCTATGTTTCTTTCTAATGGTTCATATAATTTAAACATTATACCACCATCAGAATCTTTTCTCCAACCTGTCACAAGAGCTTGGTAGTTATCACCGAAGTTTAAAAGTAAATCTTCAAAGCAATCGTGAGTGTTACTACCTCTGTCGAATAAAAAACTTCTAATATCGCTTAAAAAATCTTTTTCTAAAGATGTTGTACCTACCCTAATCTCAGTTCTAGAAGACGAAATTTCTTTTACATATAATCCGTCAATGTGTCCTTCATGACTTATTATGTTTCTAAAAAAATTATATTGTAAGTTATATCTACCTGATCTAAATCCAAATTGTCTTACATCATTGTGCACATCCAATTCAGCATGTGGTTCAGTGTTTAAATTCTTAGATGGATTAAAAGTATTTAATGTAAATGATTCAAGTTCGTGGTTCGAAGCAATGAGTCTATCTACACTGTACATGTGTAATTCAACTACGTCTTCAGGTTCTGATCCAAATTTTGTATATAAAACCTTAGAAGGTATAGTCTGTAAATCTTTATCAATGTATCTAGATAATCTCATTATATTCTGTATCCCATGTCGTTATTTAAAGTTCCTGGCTCATCTGCATCTTCCCATGTATCTCCTCTTGCTGGACCTCGTGATTCGTTAGAGTATGGAGTGTTGTCGTCTTCATTATACCACATGTCATTTGATTCTTGATAATATATGCTATGCCAATCTTCGTCTACAAAATTATAGACTTGCTTGTTATCAGTAGGAGTTATCTTTTCATCATGCTCATCAGATGCGTCGTTAGCAATCCATTCGAATTGATTTGTAAGTATTTCTGATACTTCTCCACCAGGTGACTCTACCTCTATTCTTACTTCTCTTACTTCTCCTGGTCTTTCAACTTCTAAATCAATAGGGAAGCTTAAATTCTTTCCATATTTATTTTCAACAACACAAGTAAATGTACCTGTATGTTCTCTTTGTACATTTTCTATTGACAACATTCTGCTTGTACCTACAACTTTATCAAGATCTTTTTTCTCGTAATTAGTATCACCTGCGGACCACAACCACTTGTAAGTTATACCTGCTCTGTCCTCTTCCTCCATCTCATCGTCGATCCAATTAAAAGCATCAACTACTACTATGAAGTGATGGTTTGCTCGTATTGTAAACTTGAACGAATTAGGATCTTTTCCTCTACCCATTAAATCCATTACGTGAGCACGTCCATGATCTGTCATTCCTAACTTCTGTAGTTTACCTCCTTCCATTGTACGGTATATGTTTGCTACATCGAACTGATCAAGTGTTGGAGCAATTTGAGGTCGTTCTAAATGCTTGACATCAAGATCTTCAAATTCTGTTATCAAAATCTCACGAGCTGATGAGCCATTAAGACAGAGTCTGCCTAAAGGTATGTAGAATTTTTCTTTATCCCAATTGTTCTTATTGTTTTCATCTGATATTATTGTTGTACCTGCGTTGTATAATTCATTTAACTTTAGTTCAGAATCAAAGCTTATAGGTTCGCTATTTATATCATATGTATTATCAGTCTGTAGTTCGATGTTTGAGTATATATCAGTATATAGATCTACTGGTCTATCTTTTACAATCTCTTCTACTTTTAAGTTTCCTATCTCATCAGTAAGTCTTGTAGATTGTATCTTAAGCTTTCGCTTATTTCTCCACTTACCTGAATATCCTTTTTGAATCTTGCCTAGACGAGTATTATTGCTACGCATTTTTCTACCAGGAATTCTAGTTGTTGCAACTGGTACAGTATTTGATCGACCAGTTATCCCTGATCGTCTGCCTGGTACTCTGCTAGATCTTGCCATAATTATCTCACCACCTTAAATGTATCTTTAATATCATAATATGTATAATCTATTGATGATGTTGTTGGTCTATATCTTAATTGTATTTTATAATATCGCTCTTCGAATAAGCTATCTGAATATATGTCAAAGAAATTACCTATTGTTGCATTACATGATATGTTAGTATATACTGCATCATAAGGTATTACTGTTTCGTTTGTTTTGCAGTCTATAATAGAATAACATACTCTATCTCCTAGAACGTGTTTTATGTCAAGCTCTGCTGATGTAGTACCATAGGTTTTAACAGGGTATTTTTCTCTACCATTTATATTGAATCTTATTTTACTTCCTCGTTTATAAGTACCTCCGTTGTTTTTAAGATAGAAAAATACTGCTCCAGTATCTTGCACATTCAATGCTGTCAGGCCTGATGTGTCCCAGTATTTATCATCCCAACATATTTCCAATCGTGGAGGATATATTGTATGAGTGTTCCTAGAAAAGAATTTGTGAGATCCAAATATAGTAGGGCCGGTTTCATTAGAAGCTGTAAGTGCTGCTATCATTCCATAATTAGGAAAGTGAGATGAACTCCATGCAGCTACTATGTCTGTAACGTTTGCTCTAAAATCTTGTGATTCGTTTGTTGGGTAGTTGTATGTAGATGACGAATCAACGTACCAAGTTCCACCACCATTGAATGCTTGTCCGCCATTACCGTTTGACCCTGCATTGAACGAACCTGTCTTCCAAGGACTTCCCGAACCTCCATCTCCAAATCTGTTTGTCCAACTTGAACCATCTGTTGTTACTGGCTTGTTGTTTTCTCTACCTTTACCTTCTACCCATGATTGTGATATCGCGGCTATTGTAAATGTCGGTGTAGCGGAAGGTTGTATTACCTCTGTTGCGTATAGATTTAGATATGCTGATGATGACGCCCAATTGAATTCAGCGCCTGCATTTAATTTTGCAAAATCTATATTGAATTGAGTTAGCACTCTTGATATATAAGTTCCAGCAGTGTTTGATGATGATACTATCTTACTTATTTCTAGTATCTCGTCTATACCTGTATTTCTATATTTTATAATATCAGCTGTTGCAGAAACAGAATTACCTTCATATAATGTTGTGTCTTGGTTTGTATATATACTATATATCATTTTAGTATCCCACGATTCTAGCTTTTAAATCTTTGTTAGGATATTTTACTTCGAATATAGAAGGATCCATAGATGGATATACAACCGCGTGTTTTGTAGCGGTTTTTATATCGTATATGTTTCCACTATATCCTAGATTTTCATCCCAGTTATTAAAGATTCGTAAATTTTTAATTGTTTGAACACCTTCAACCTTGTCTAACTCTACAGCAATTTTAGGAAGTATTATAGGTTCGTTTATTGACCAGTTATCTATATCAAA